CGACACAGCCATGGACTACATTTAAAGCTGGAGAAAGTAAATAACAAAAAAAAGAGGACAACTTTCGTTGTCCTCTTTTCGTGGGCGATGACGGATTCGAACCGCCGACCCTCTGGGTGTAAACCAACGGGGCAAACTCTGTAATGAATTAATATTAAGCGTATTGCAAAGCATGTTTCAATTTTCTTTAAGATAGTTCAAATTTCTGGTCACTTTTAAGGCCTTTTCTGAGTCATTTTTACCCTTTCCAAGCTTGCGATTTAGCCTTTCAACCTCGTTCTCAAGCAGGGCGTTTTCCTGCTCAAGCGCATTACATTTTGAGTGAATTTCCTTAAGCTCTTTCCGAAGTGATGCGATCATTATATCCTGGTTTTCCATTTTTCAATCGAGTAAAAGCTTAACACGCTGTAAACATTCCGAACGCTCCCTAACATTAATTTCTTTGAACGACTGTTCGGATGCCAGTTCTTCGTTTATCCGCTTCATATTGAATTTTTCAATGAGCCAGTTCATTTCCGATTCAGTATATATGGTTTTTTCAAGTTCTTCGTAGGTTATATCCTGCAGGTAAACTTTATACAAGTGGTAGTATTTATAAACCTGATAGTTTACGTATTGGATCCTGGCATCCTGTATCGCATAGAAGAAACGGGTCATATCAGTGTGAGAAGTCCATTTCATACCATCCAGCTCGACCATGGTTCCGCGCCAGTCGACCACGGCCCAAAATAGAAGGTTAAAATAGTCCCATTTCTCGAATATCTCTTTTAGCTGAACGGTTACCGAATTATAATCCCCTAACTGGCACTTTTCAAAGTTACCGGCAAGTTTTACCGCTGCCGCAAAGTTCTTCGATCGACTGTTCTTAAAGTGTAATATCAGGGAAAAATCTACCATGCTTCGCCTCCATAGTTAAATTCTCTCAGATAGTAGAAATTCTTGACCAACTCCACATTTTCGCCTGAATGAATTGTAATGTATTTGAATGAATAAAGGTACCTGCCCTTTGAAGCTAAAAGCAGGAGATAATCTCCAGGATCTACACTCGGAATATTGATCTTGCCAGAAACTCCTGCCTCACCTTTGTACTTATATGGTATTTGAATTAAATCACCTGTTTTATCGGCATACATACCAACCCTGATAAAAAGAGCAGCTGTTGAGTCGTTGTGAAAAGCATTCGATTTATCTTTTTCACACAGGTAAGCAATGGCTCCTATATCTGGCCTGTAACCTTGGTAGGTATTATAATAATATGAAACTTCAATATTAACTGTTGCTGGTTGATCTTCATCTTTGCTACACGAAGCAAAAGCAAAAATTACCATGATAAAAATCACAAGTTTACTTTTCATGATTTATGTTATAAGTTGATATTATTGGTTAAATTAGACTGCATCGTTCTTTTCTATAAACTATCGTCAGATTACTTTTTTATTCCGATCGGGAATTTTTAACCCGGCCTGCTCTCTTAAAATGTTATTCTCCCCTATTAATTGATTTATTAGCTTGTCTTTTTTACTGCACTTCAAACAGCCATAATTCGGATCAGGCTCCATTACTTCATTTATAATTTCTACGTCTGGCCTAACAGATACATTGTTTATAAACCATTCAGCAAAAACAAATTCACATCTTGTGAACAAAACCTCCATGTCGAAAGTGTTTCTTTTCTTCCAATTGCCTAAAACATTGGTCTTAATTCCTAAATAATCAGCTAATTCTTTATCTGATTCTATATTTAGATATTCTTTTAACTTTTTAATAATCAGGTTAATATCCATCAATTAAAAATATTTTTCACAAAATGTGTATTTTTATTTGGAGTTATTCACATTTTGTGTATTTTTACATCAACAATAAATCAATTTACAGAATCAAATATATCACTTAAAAGTCAAACAAAAAAAGATAATAAATAACCTAAAATGATGGACAAAGAATTGATAAAAAAACTGAATGGTCAACTTAAGAAGGGTGATCAGAAAACAATTGCCGATCAGTTGGAAATAGACAAAGCAATTGTGAACCGTTTTATGAACGGAAAGGAATCAACAATAAGCGACGAACGAGCTACATTAATCATTGATGCCGCTGTATCTATCATTTCAACGCGAGCTGACTTGAATAAAGCCAACAAACGCAAAATCACAAAAGCCCTTAAAACAGCTTAAATCAAAAGTCATGTCACAGTCTCAAATCAACACGCTACCAGCCGGACTTTTACCATCCGATCTCAATATTGAGATTTTTGCTGATCCTGACAGATTTGGAAAGTGCTTCTTTGTTCAGCACGGATTTGTTCAGGGTTTTAGAGATCTTCCTGTTGAAGTAATTCCATCACTCTACGAAGAGTGCTTTCTTGATAAGGTTGCAGTAAAAGCCTTGCGACAGATGGGTGTTAAAGATGAAGACATGGTTGAACACTATAATTTCTGCAACCGTGGAAAGCTGGACAGTACACCCGATATCACTCCATCCGGAAAGCTGCATAAAGAGTATTTTGACTGTGGCAGACGTGGCCAGTGCTTAGGGGAAGGCAAAGTTTGCAAGCTTACTTTGAATGGCATCAAGATTACTTATCGCGAGCTTCAATGCCTAAGACATACCGTAAAAGGCAAAGACTACAAGCAGATTGCTTCTGAAATGGGATTCAAAAACACTCTCCCTGTAAACAGCCTGATGAGTCGTTTGCGCGACAAATTGGGAGCCGGGAGCAAAGCTGCTCTTATCATCATATCCAATCAACTCGGAATTTTTTAACCACTTAAATATCAATTAAAAACAACATTATCACAGCCCTGCAAAACGTTGCAAGGGTGTTAAGTAAATCCAACTCGCTTTTCTCACACAATCAATTAACAGTGCATAATGGAAGACTATAAAGTAGAACAAATTTTTGCCACAGGCATTCAGGTTGGAGTAATCAACCTTGCCAAACAGCTCGGTATTTTGGACGACAATTTAACCGATGCACAAGCCTACAAGATTTATACTAAAAAGCTGGTAGAAGAATGGAGACAAAAAGGGTGGATAGTCGCTTATCCTTCCGGAAACAAAGAACGGTCGAAATTCATTTACAAGCGCTCTGAACTCGAAACTGCAAGCCGGATGCTTGATTTACAGAATATACTTCCGGCAACTAAGATAGACCAAATCATTGAAACCTACAGAAATGACAAGATCACGCGAAAAGAACAAACCAGCCGTAATGAACGGAAACTCTCTGGCACTGGATCAAATACTAGCCAGAGAATCGGCAAAGAAAACCCTAAAAGCAACAAAAAAGAGAAAGCTAAAATGTCAGTACTGGCTTGAAGATCTTAACCTGAAAGCCAAGTATGAATGCAGCACAAAAGAAAAGTTTGAAAATACAATCAAAAGACTTACAACCGATGATCAGAATAAACGATTACGTGCCTCTCACCCCCGACTACTCAACGCTGTCAGACGCGGACAAAGCATTGCTCGAGAAGTCGCTTGAAACTGATGACTGGTCGATAGTAAGTAATTACGAAAAACAGGCTGAATCAGAAGAAGCCAGGGAAGTTCTTCATAACCGGAAAATGACACTTTATCACCGCGAGGAGTTATTCGCAGGAATTTTATAAAAAGTCACATATTAAAAAATCAAATCACATGAACACAGAAATTACATTGGTCCAAAAACCAATCATTAAACACGCACTTATCGAAGTTGGAAAGTCGGTAACTGAAAGGATTTTAGAGTTAAACCTCGAAAACCTTATTGCCACCGAAGACACCGTAAAATCACTCAAGCAGCTTCGTGCCGAACTGAATAAAGAGTTTGAAAACTGGGAAGCGCAGCGCAAAACCATCAAAGAAGCTGTTGCCAATCCGTACATGGAATTCGAAGCCGTTTATAAGCTCGAAATTTCGGAGAAGTACAAAAAAGCAGTTGACCTGCTGAAAGACAAGATTGCTTTTGTTGAAGATGGCATTAAGTCCGAAAAAAAGGCAAACGTAATCCGTTACTTCAATGAGCTTTGCGCCACTGAAAGCATCGACTTCCTGAAGTTCGAGAATCTTGGTCTTGAAATCAATCTTTCCACTTCAGAAAAGGCTTATAAAGACAAATGCAATGAGTTTGTGCAACGTGTCCAGGATGACAAGATCCTGATCGATACAATGGAATTTGCCGCCGAAATGATGACCGAATACAAACGCAATGGATTTAACGCTTCGGCAGCCATTAAGTCAGTACGCGATCGTAAAGAGAATGAAAAACTGGAAGCAGAACGGTTGCGCCGGCAAGAGACAAATCGCCGTGAAACAATGCTTCGAAGCATTTCTATGGTTTACGGTGACCTTACCCGATGTTTTCATTTCATATCAGATGAGAACATTTTCATCGCTCAGTCTGACATTGAAAACCTCTCGAAAGAAGACTTCCAGAAGCTATATGTTGATGTTGAATCAAAGATTATCGCTTTCAGGAAAAGCCAGGAACAAACGCTGTTCAACCAACAGACAGTAGCTCCAACCGTGCAACAGGCAACTGCTGCTCAGGCAACACCTCCGGCTCCGGAACCCCTACCAGCTCCAACTGAAACAAAGCCTCAGGAACCTGAGAAAACATTCACCGCTTCATTCGAAGTAACCGGAACTATGGCTCAGCTGAAAGGATTGGGCCAATACATGAAAGACAACGGTTTAACCTATAAAAATATCTAAGTCATGCAATCAATTACTGTATTGACTGAGAAGATATACGATATAGCCAGAGATACATCTGTCAACAAGGATGAAGCAATAGGTGAGATTGAAAGAAGGATATCTTACCATTTAGATGATGTCTTGAAAGTGATTAAAAACATTAATGAAACATCATTTAATGAATCAGATAAGTTTAAACGATTCATTGAACTTGAAGAAAAGTTTGGAATACCAAAAACTCATTTAATAATAAAATAAGTCATGTCACAAAACAACGCACCGGCAACTCAAGCCAAATCAGTTGCCAACTTTTTGAATATGCCATCAACGGCTAAGTTTTTAGAATCTACCCTTCAGGAAAAGAAGGCTGAGTTTGTGAGCAATTTGATTGCTATGTGCGATGCTGATTCAAAGCTCGCAGCCTGTGATCCGGGCCAGCTGATGAAATGCGCCATGAATGCAACAGCATTGAATCTCCCGCTGAATAAAAACCTTGGCTATGCCTATGTGATTCCTTACAATGGCGTGCCTCAGTTTCAGATTGGATACAAAGGATTGATTCAGCTTGCCATCCGCACCGGACAGTACAAATACATTAATGCTGTTGATGTTAGAGAAGGCGAAATTTCCTTCAATAAAATAACTGGTGAAATGCATTTCCATGGAGAGAAACCAGATGCAAAGATAGTTGGATATGTAGCCTACATTGAGATGGTTAATGGATTTGAGCACACGCTTTACATGACCGAGGCCCAGATTGAAAGCCATGCTTTGCGTTTCTCGAAATCGTATGCCTACGACAAATCCAAAGGATCGGCAACAAGCAAATGGAGCGATCCGCTGGCACGTCCGGCCATGTGCCGCAAAACCGTTTTGAAGGGTTTGCTTGGAACCTACGGATTGATGACAACCGAATTTGCTAAAGCATTTGATGCTGATAATGACGAGGCCGAACCCGAATCTGCTTCACAGAGATTCACCGAGGCTGAAGTTGTTACTCAGGACGAACCACAACAGCAGAATCAACCCGAAAAGATTCAAATCTGATGTACCGAGTAATCTCATCCGGAAGCAAAGGGAATGCTGTATTGTACTTCAATAGCATTCTGGTCGATTGCGGTGTTCCCTTCGCTTCATTAAAACCGTACCTGTACGACATCAGGATAGTTCTTTTAACCCATGAACACGGCGATCACATCAACATCGATACGCTTTGGCGCCTCGCAAAAGAACGTCCGGCACTTCGAATTGGTTGCTGCAGCTGGTTGCTCGACAAGGTGGCCACATTCAGAAATGTAGACCTGTTTAAAATCGGGAATATTTTCGACTATGGACAGTTCCAGGTTTCACCGATCCATCTGTATCACGATGTTCCAAACTGCGGGTACCGGATTTTCAAGGATGGGAAAAAGATACTTCATGCAACCGATACAGCACATCTGGAAGGCATTTCTGCCAAAGGATATGACCTGTACGCGATAGAGCACAACTACAACGCTGAAACAGTATTTGAACTGATTGCCGAAACCGAAGCGAAGGGTGGATATGCTCATCAGCGCGGTTCAATAAACTCTCACTTATCGGAGCAACAAGCCCGGGATTTCATTTTCAAAAATCGTGGAGAACACTCGCAAGTTCTTCGGCTTCACGAAAGTTCAACAAGCTTATAAAATAACCGATGAAAACAGCAAATAACATCTTCAGAATACTCTTTGTGGTTTTGGCTCTGGTATGGTTGATTGGCTTTGTAGTGTATGCTAAAAATCACTGCTTTTTTGGCGCTCTGGCCTGTTACGCTATCTCCAGGATATTCATAATCGATTCAATTCAAAGTCGTGAGTACAGTAAAAGAAATAATAGGCATTCTCGAAGCTTTAGGGCTTATTGCTCTGGTCTTCCTAGGAATAATGATACTGGCATTTTTCATTGTCAAAATCACTGATCGCATTGAAACAAACGAAGGGATTAAAAGAAAGGAGGCCATTATGAAATAGCCACTCTATTTTAAAGCAAGCGGTTAAAACGCGGCTAAATGCAAATCCAAGGCCGGTGTACTTTGATCGGTTATCCGGCCACAATAGAACTATTTGAACTAAAGATAAAAATTATGGCAAAAGTAGATAGTATTAATATTCAGTTTAAAGGGCAGTATAAACAATACGAAGTCCATTTTACAAAAACATCACAGTTCTATATTAAAGACTGTCCGGGAGAAGTAATTGAGTATGGAGAATTTGATAATCGGAAAACTACTCTTGGGGAGATTAAAGATCGATTCAGAGACGCTGTCATAAAAGCTGATGAATTTCTAATGACTTCCAGAAAAGTTATTCTGGTAAAGTTCTCTATGGCTTCACAGATTATATCTGAGCCTTGTCCAAGTGGAGGGCAAAGTTATTCACATACTCACCCATTAGCTCGCTTCTGCTCTGGTTTTGAAAACAGGTTTGACGGCTACGGATTTGCAATAGATTACCGAATAGCTATTGAGGTTTCCAGAGGAGTAGAAAAATTGTATTACAATCAGGTTGCCGCTGACCTGACATACAGAAGAGGATGCCTTCATGTAAAAGATAATGAAACAGCTATACATTATTCGGATAAAGCCATCGAAACGCTTGAAAATATAATATCGTCAATGAAGAATATGGTTTTCTCAATCTCCGGATTTTTCTCGGATGTTGAAAGGCTTAAAATATCTCTCGAAACGGGTAATTTAAAAATGTTGAATTAGTTCAACCAGGAAAGAAGTTGAACGGATGGCCACCGATAAAAGGCCATACCCGGGGAAGTAAAGTTTATCTGAAAGAGGATTTACAATTTGGTCTTGGAGGTTCGAATCCTCCCTTCTCCACACAACTAAAATTACAATCATGGAAGTAACTCAATCAGCCAAAACAGGCATTAAAAAAGAATCTCGCTTTAATATTATCGGCCTGACCACTGCCGAAATGGAGATCATTCAACTTGGTATTGTCAATACCCGGGAAGAGCTTTCAGGACTTGAATCATGCGAAGATCAGGTTTCGCTTTGCAATGATTTATATCTGAAGATTGACGAACAGCTCATCATTTCAAAGTCATGACAGATACCCACCTTAAAATAGAGATTGACGGTGAGCGTGGCTCTGTAACTTACGAAGGCGACACTTTAAAGCTTGCCAAGGCAATTATCAAAATCGCCAAAGAAGATGATGAATTCGCCGTTGCACTAAATGTCGGTATGATGTTGCTCCGCGATAACATGAAAGCCATTGAGGTGAAAAAGCAGTTAATAAGTTTCATAAACCTAAATAAATAGAGTATGACTAAGAAATTACAGGATGCAATCAACGCTTTGAAAGAGATTGCAAAAGAGGAGTTATCAACCAACACAACAAGTGTTAAGATATTCATCAATTGTCAAGGTGTTTCATTTAAAGTTCAAGAAAGAACAGCTGAAGAACTTAAAAGAGATGGCATTTCTATGAGAAATATTCAGGGTGACTTCATCCATTAAAAGTAAACATGGAACTGATCATTACACCACCACAACAGATTGCTGACGAGCTTATGGCAATGGATAGCTTTCTGAACATTATCTGCTCAGAAGATGCCGCTGAAGCTACCGAGCGCGGAAACGATCTGGCCGTTCACATTGCCCGATCAGGTAAGCTGCTGGCCGATGCCAAATACTGGCTAAACGAGAAAAAGAAGTCGGAGATATTCGATATGCTTACCAAAGTTGGCAAAGCTGCCGGCGCCACCAGTACCGTAATAAATGAACTTACCAAAAGCCTTTGCAAGGAAGAACAATACCTGGTTGATTGGGCCGACCGGAATAACCGGACAGCAACTCACCAGCTCGAATGGTGCCGGACACTCATCAGCAAGGCAAAAGCTGAAATGCAAATCGCAGGATGGAATAGAGGTTAATCACTTAATATTTATTGTATGACCGTCAAAAACGACATCGTAAAAGCGTCGGTTAAAAACGACCGGCTTGAGGTGACTTTCAAGGAAAGATTCACTGAAGAAAACTACTCGAACGAAGTGAGTAAAAAGTGCTCACAAATCGTTCATGCTGACTTGAAGAAGGCGCTCGAACGCCTGAAAGTACATCTGGTTGCAATTTGTGATCAGAAAGAGGCTAACGAAGTGCTGGAAGACCTGACCAACTACTCGGTTGAAAACCTGAGTCAATATCTGGTTACCGGATATTCTGTCGGTGGATCGGACGAAGATCAGGGTGTGACCATCATTGGCCAGAAGCTGCTCGAATCGGGAAAAGTACTCAATCTCATTGCGCCGTTCACCAAATACGAAGATGTGGATGCTTACGAGTATGCAACCGACCTGTGCAGCGACATTGTGGCTTGCGATCACGAGGTTACTCAGTACCTGTTCAACGGCAAATGGGGAATCAAGCAACAGGAAATTGACTTTGATTCGCCTGAGGAGAATCTGGAAGACTTCGAACAGCAACCTGAATTTGAAGGAGTAACCATGTCTGTATCAGGTGACGGTGAAAACTTCAAAGAAGTAAACATGGGTAAACTTCGCAAACTGGCCGAAACTGCCTAAAAAACTTCAGCAATGGAAATCATTCAGCATCAATCAGGCGATTTAACCGTTTCGTTTAAGTTCAGGCCGGTACTCCACAATCTGATCAAAACAATTCCCGGAAGACGCTTTGACCCTGTTTCTAAGTCATGGTCAATTCCAAAGGAATCACGGTCACATCTGGAGCACATCACTCAGGCTGTTTCAAGAATTGAATCGGTTAAGTGGCTTGATGGTGCTGTTGAAAACACCAACGATAAGCTTTTTATCCCTCCAATGCCAGATCTTACGGTACCTCACGGACTTTTGCGCGAACCGAAACCATTTCAGGAAAATGGAATTGCTGCAGGATTGATATTTAAACGGTTTATGAATGGGGACGATCCGGGTCTTGGTAAAAGTTTTGAATCAATTGGGACGCTTCACATTGCCGAAACACTATACCAAAGCGCTTTCCCATGTTTGGTTATTTGCCCGAGTTCAGTAAAATACCACTGGCAGCGTGAATGGTCAAAGTTCACCGGAAGAAAAGCAATGGTTCTGACAGATGAGATCCTGGACAGCTGGCCATATTTTGCCAAGAATGGACACGATGTTTTCATTGTAAATTACGAATCGCTCCGGAAGTACTTTGTACTGACAATTAGAACTCCCCCCGGGAAGCCGATGTTGTTTCAACACATCATTTTCAAACAAACGATTGACATTTTCAAATCGGTTATTATTGATGAGTCGCATCGCTGTGGAGATTTTGGAACACAGCAAACGAAGTTCGTTTTGGGAATTGCCAACGGCATAGCAGCAAAAAAGGAATGGAAGATCACCCTTACCGGAACCCCTATTGTAAATAACCACGAAGGATTAATCCCACAGCTTAAAATTATGGGCCGAATCAATGATTTTGGCGGCGAAAGGTTCTTCCGCGACTATTATTGCTCCGGGCCGAATAAAGCGTCAAACGGGCGTGAATTACGGGCCAAACTGTGGCAAACGTGTTTCTTCCGTAGGACAAAGGCAGAAGTAAAGAAAGATCTTCCACCGATCACCCGCGAAATTATTGAGTGCGACATTTCGAATAGGAAAGAATATAACCTGGCTCAGCTCGATTTGAAAACTTACCTGAAGCAATACCGCACGGAAACCGACAGCAAAAAGAAGCAACAGATGAAAGGCGCTGCGTTCATTAAAATGAACCTGCTGTCGCAACTGACTGCAGTCGGGAAGCTAAAGGCCATTATCGACCATACTAAAGACTTTCAGCAGTCGGGAAAAAAGCAGGTTATTTACTGCGAGCTGCACGCGATTGTCGATCAACTTAGAAAATTCTTCCCGAAAGCTGTCTGCATTACCGGGCGCCAGACTGCCGAAGAAAAACAACGGGCCATAGATTTATTCAGCCGGAATGCAAATGTGACGCTGGCCATTATATCGGCTGCTGCCGGAACCGGAACCGATGGATTGCAAAACCAATGTTCTGAAATTGATTTTGTAGAGCATCCCTGGCACGATGCCGGATGTGTTCAGATTGAAAGTCGCCTAGATCGTACCGGACAGAAAGAACCGGTTACAGCTCGTTACTGGCAAGGAATAAACACGGTTGACGAGAAGAAATGGACAATCGTTCAGACGAAAAAGAAGATTTCTGACACGGTGATGGGAACTGGCGACGCTGACGATTACAACGAAAATATTGTGGATATGATGGCCGATTTATTTAACGAAGATGAATAGCATTTACGAATTCCTTGATATGGTCGCTAAGATGCGATACAGTCAGAAAAAGCTTGCTGAAAGCCTTGATCCGATCAACCGTAGCGAAGCCCGAAAAGCTGAAAAAGAAGTAGATCAATGGCTGGCCGAAAACGGAATTAAACTACAAACCAAGGAAAAAACCAAACTACCAACATTATTCTCATGACAACCAAAAATTTTAACGGAAAAGCAATTTATAATCCTTCTGGCAAAGCTGGAGAATACAGCTACTGGGCAGCAAATTTGCATGTTGGCTGTTCGAACGGTTGTACTTACTGCTATTGCAAAAAAGGTATTCTGGCTGGCGCTATGGGGCAAGACAAACCGCAGCTGAAGAAGTGTTTTAAGGATGAAAAGCACGCCAGAGCTATTTTTCTAAAAGAATTTACAGAGAATTTGGACGAACTTAAAAAGCATGGTCTTTTCTACAGTTTTACCACTGATCCAATGCTTAAAGAAACAATAGATCTGACACTTGGTACTGCAATGCAGTGTGTAATCAATGATGTTCCGGTTAAAATATTAACAAAGTGTACTGAGTGGGTGGATTCTTTTTTGATGGATTGGTATTACAACGAATTCAGGCCAAATTTTAACCCTGGTATGTTTGCTTTCGGCTTCACCCTTACCGGACACGACGAACTTGAACCGAACGCCAGCACCAACGCTGAACGAATCGAGGCAATGAAGAAGCTGCACGATGCAGGATTCAAGACGTTTGCCAGCATTGAACCTATCATTGACATAAAGTCATCTCAGAATATGATTTTATTGAGCTCACCGTTTTGCGATCTGTTTAAAATTGGAGTTAAATCTGGAAAGAAATATGACAGAAAGGAACTCAAAATATTTATTTCAGAAACAAATTATCTCGTATCTGAAAAGAAAATTTACTTCAAAGATTCGCTTCTAAAAGCTGCCGGAATTTCCCGCGATAGTCTTCCGAAAAACTGCGTCACCCGAGATTTTAACATCTTCAAAAGTTAAAAATGAGTACTGAAAGACAACGAATGCTGGCCGCTCGAAAAGAGTTTAAAAAGCCTGTTACCAAGTTTGAGCAAATCGATCTGACGAAAGCCCCATTTATTCCGAAAGGAATGACCAGAGCCTTCAGGAATACCAGATACACGGTAATGGTTTATGACAATGAACCCACTACCAAAGGAACAGCAACGAAAGTAATGGTTCAGAAGTACGACGATACGCCAATCTTAAGGCACTGGTCTGAAATGCAAAAGATCAAAAATGAAATCTTCGGAGAAGAAACAACTGCCGTTGAATACTATCCGGCCCAAAGCAAGCTGATTGATGTTCACAACATTTACTGGTTCTGGATATTCCCGAACGATCAATTACCAATTCCTATTTTATAAATCAAAACCTAAGTAATTAGTATGAAAACAATAGAAGAAGCTGCAACCGAAAGCATATCAAAGATTCGTGTCAACAAAGCAAATCTTGACTACATTTCTTCAACTGGCAGAATTAACGGTTCATTGTACGTCGATTTAATGGCACTATCAAAACAAATGGTTGAATTTGCTCAACGCTGGATTCCTGTTGAAGAAGAATTGCCAGAAGTTCTACCAATATCAAAAAATGGAGTAATAGACAATAAAGACCTGTTATTGTTAAAATTTAAACCATATGAATCATTTGAATTTGGAGTTTTAAGAGAATCAAAGAATAAAAAGTATTGGGAAATTCCAGATGTTGGGAATTTCACTGTTGAAGATGTTACTCATTGGCGACAAATCGAATTAAAGTAAACACCAATGAAACTTTTCGACAACTTCAAAATATCAGTCCTTTCATGGCTGCTCCACTACGGTAACCAGAACGGAAAGGATCAATACTTCTACAAGGTAAAGAACCGGCTGCTGGCTAAGTACGGAAAGCATATATGCTATGAAGTACAGTTCATTGAAGGCAAGAAATGCCGATCATGTGACGGTACCGGAATTTACAAGGGTTACAACTGGCAATACGGCTGGTTCAGGAATCCATGTTACAACTGTTACAATGGCTGGTACAAGCGTCCGGAGTGGAATATCCTTGCCTTGATTAGCTTCGGAAAGTACGAATTCCATCAGCCATTCATGAGGGTTTATGATGATCCTCAAAGCAAGTGCAAAACCTTTGATGGATATGTCGAACGTCACCCGACAAACTTAAGCCGTATAGCTGCTTTCATCCTTCTTCTGGTATTCGAGAAAGGCTATCTAAAGCGATTCTACCGGGAATCAGGAAACGGCTGGCGTTTGTACTGGTGGTTACCTCGAAACTGGGTTAATAACATCATTTACCTGATAAAGCATGGCCGAAAATCATATCCATTTCATCACAAAGGAGTGCTACGCCAGCGAATTGAAAGGCGATTTTTCCCGAAGCCAAAGCCTGTATTTTACCCGAGTATCAACGACGAAGATGAATTACCATTTTAAACCTGAGATATGAAACAAATAGATGAGATTTACAAAGATTGGTGTGGAGAATCACACTTAATAAATTCTGGACATCCTGTTCACGATAGTGCTGAAGCATGTGATTTTGCAGAGTACTACCATAACGTAATGAAAGAATTTGAAAATGATACATACGGTAAGATAATGACAATTGGTGCTGGAGACTTTGAGCAAAAGATTCATATTGAAACTATCAAGCAACTTGTTAGAGATCAAAAAAACGTAGTTTTTATTACGGGACATAATTTACCTCCGGCAGATATTTTAGTTGATATAGTTAAAGGCGCAAGAGAAAAACATCCCGAACTTTTTGATAGTGAAAAACTATACGAAAAACCAATGAAAATACACCAATATAGAGCACCTGCCGAAATTCCTGAAATAGTTTACCAAAAAGACAATGATAAAAAAGGCCATCAGCGTCCCTATAAATTTCACAGATAACCAACAATCATGAGCAAAGAAACTGCCGGATATGTAGTCGAAACGAAAGACGGCAAACGAGGCCGAACGTTCCACAACAAAGGATTGGTAAACGAAAAAGTTCCTGTTTATCTGGAAACAGACAAACAATTTATCTACTCAACGTCAGCAATACTTTGCGATCAGAATACACTGACAATTAAAGGATTTATTGATTAAAACCAAAAACCATAACAATGAAAGTATTCAAATTTAACTCAGGAGATCTTCATTATGCCTATTCAGGCGAGACAGAAGATGAAGCCAAAGAACAGCTTTTTGAAGACTTTGGAGAAATGACCGTTGATTCAGTTGAAGAGATTCCGGAATCAAAATGGGATGAAAAGATAATTAACATCTGGGAAGATAACGACTTCGAAAAAGAACCTTATCAAGTTTCCATCAGGGAAATAATAAGCAACTCGCCTACTCTTATTTTCACAAACGACATGTCTGACTTTTAATTCCCAAAATAATGAATAAAGAACAGAAAGCCAAAGAACTGATTGCTCAGTTCGGGCCCAACGCGAAGTATGTCGTTTGCGAGATTGTAGAAGCCTTGAAGATCACAACCGGACATTTAACAATCAACCGGTTACTTGAGCGCCAGGAGCTTCAAATGGACTTCCAATACTGGAAAGAAGTGAAAGAAATAATCGAAAAGGTTCAGTCCACCCCTTCTAAATCGTGCGTTGAAACCTGCGAGAAATGGCAAACGCTGGCCAAGCAGAAAATCAACCTTGAGAAACAGGTTGAAAAACTCGAACAGCAGCTCATTGATGCTGGTGTAAAAAAGCCAGCTATAAGAATTGATTTATCACATAACGCTTAAACTATGAAGCTTATCTATAAATTATCAATCACTTTAATTGTTTTTGGGCTCCTATTCTGGTTCTCAGAAACAATTTACTTCCAGATCATCTACGGATGGCATTTTGAACCCATAAACAAAGCTGAGCAAATATGTGATTCAATATCCGTTGCCAGTTGGAATTTTGGATTTACAATATTCTTTGCCCGACTTATTTGGGATCTTGTCAAACACCTTGAAAAAATCGTACAATGAAAACAATCACCGTCAAACAGCCCTGGGCTTCGCTAATGTTTATCAACAACGGATATGAGCCAAAAAATATTGAAAATAGAACTTGGCCAACAAAATATAGAGGCAAAGTTCTTATTCATGCCGGAGCCAAAATATTAAGGCCACAGCAATGCAATTTTACTGATGATCAAAACGACAATATTCGCGGAGATATGAGGTATCGACTTTTACACAGCGATTTTCCAACTTCAGCAATCATCGGCTCAGTCGAAATAGTTGACTGCGTTATCAATCATGAATCTATTTGGGCCGAAAAGTCTGATTCTAGACTTGATCAAGCAAAGAAGTGGATTGATAAGCCAATTTATAATTGGGTTCTTGCCAATCCTGTTCTGTTTGCAAAACCAATACCGGCAAAAGGAAAACTGAGCTTTTGGGATTATCCTATTGAAGTCTGCCACATTTGCGGCCAGCCAGCCGAATATGAATGCAAAATCTGTGGTGAATTTCATTGCGAAAAGTGTCAGGCTAAATACGATCAGTTTACACAGATTGATTTTGATTGCTGTTCACAGTGTGCTGATAGTAGGACATTATGACCAAAGAAATATTTTAACCTTGAAAAGATCGAAAACCCAACAAAGTAATGGATAATCTATTTGGCATACAAAAAATATCAGTCGGTGAATGTCAGGATCTGACAATACTTTCACTTAAAGCCTACGCATACAGCCATAAGCATTGGGTAATTGCTTGGTCTGGAGGTAAGGATTCAACCGCTACAATGACGTTGGTTATTTACCTGATTTTATCCGGACAAATTCCACAGCCTGAAACTTTGACGGTGATGTATGCCGACACTCGCATGGAGCTTCCACCACTCGCGTTATCCGCTGACAGATTATTGAAGCAAATAAACGATTTGAATTTGCCGTGGTTGAAAACTCAGGTTGTTCAAACAGACATAGATCACCGGTTCTTTGTGTACATGCTTGGTCGCGGTGTTCCACCACCTAGCAATACGATGCGCTGGTGTACTGATCAGATCAAGATATGGCCTATGCAGGAAGCAATCTCCAGAGAATTTGAAACACGCTCAGAAAAGGTTTTGACAATCACCGGCGTCCGGATGGGAGAAAGCGCAATACGTGACGGACGTTTGACAATGGCCTGTACAAAGAACGGCGCCGAGTGCGGTCAGGGTTGGTATATGAATATGCTGGATAATAAAGTGACCGCTACCATTGCCCCGATAATTCACTGGAGAGTTTGCAACGTTTGGGATTGGTTGATGTATTTCGCTCCTCAAAAGAAATACGGAGGCTGGGACACACGAATGCTTGCTCAGGCTTATGGAGGTGACAAAGCCAATGAGATTAATGCCAGAACTGGCTGTAATGGCTGTCCACTCGTTGATCACGACACGGCGCTTGACTCCGTTCTGAAATTGTATCCGGAAGATTGGTCTTACATCGAACCAATTAAGGAGCTACGCCCAATCTATCGCGAAATGAGATCATTTGAGCATAGACTCAGAAAACACGGTGAAACGAACAACGACGGCAAACTTTCGAAGAATCCTTTTCGTGTTGGTCCGCTTACCATGGAGGCCAGAAAATATTTTACTGAACGCATTTTAGAGGTTCAGACAAAAATTAACCTAATGGCTATTGATCAAGGTAAGCAGCCAATTGATTTTCTTAATCAAGAAGAATTGGAACGCATCCAATGGCATTGGGATAACAATATCTGGCCTCAGAAATGGGATGGAACAGAGCCGTTGGCAACTGTTCAATTTCAGCAAATATTTCACGACGGATCAAAACAATTCAATCTCTTTTAACATGACCGAACGCGATATTCTTGAACGACTCAAAAGCCGGTACGATCACATTTACGTGCTCACAAACTCATTCATTTTCGGATGGGAGTCGGATTACTTCGGCATAACCAAAGGCACCGGATATGCCTACGAAATTGAGGTTAAAATATCAAAGTCCGACTTCCGGGCCGACTTCAAGAATAAAACGGAGAAACACAGGTGTTTGAGTATGGCCGATCGGGAGATAATCACAATCCCAAAACAGGAAGCAACTAAATACGGCCCGACAGGTGAAAAAGAAGAATCAACCGATCGACTTGGTAATAAGCGATACCGAGATACATACGATAATATTCCACAGGGTTATTGTCCGCTGGTTATCCGGAAAAACTTCATTCCAAACCGGTTCTTTTATGCCGTTCCTGCCGAATTGGTTGACAGCATCCGCGATATACTCCCGAAGTATGCCGGACTGATTTCAATTGATGGTTACAATGTCATTGAAGTTAAGCCAGCGCCAATACTTCACAAACGGATGCTACTGCCAGAACTGGCTCCTATCCTACTCGATAAGTTCTACTATGGGTACCTGAATAAAAAGAGTGAATTAGCTCAAGCTAAGCGCGATCTGGAGGTTGATAAATACTACTACGAGCCTGAGACATTCCAGGAAAAAGTAACAACAATGCAGCTAACTATATTTGATTGAGTATGCGACACATTAGAGAGATAGAAAACCTTCCGGTAAATCAACTCACCGATGAAGAGATACTGAA